CCCCTAAACCCCCCCAACGAGCACACCCCCATTTAGAGCTGCCCTGGTCTGCCCGCGTCAGTGGCATCACCATCGTCGCAGGGGCTCCTCGGCCTGCGGCCTCGTCGTGCCGTCTCGCTCCCTCGCGTCTACGCTGTGTCGCTCGGTCGCTCGCGGGAAGGCGATCATAGACCACCGTGTCAAGCCAGGAAGCAAGTGGGATGGCGTAAGTGGTTGGAATCAGGGAAGAAGGATTATCTGGAGGAGAGGGGTGGGTGTGGTGCGCGAGATGGTTGTCACTGGATGTCAAGGTGTAGGGAGTGGTGGTTGAGGCGTAGTAGGATGGTGGGACTCCAAGGGAGGAGAGAAGATGAATCTGTATGTGGTGGTTGGAAGGCTGAGTCGTGACCCTGAGCTTCGTGAATCGAAGGGGGGTACGGCCATCTGCAAGCTGAGTGTCCCGACTGAGGATGGGTGGGGTGAGAGGAAGAAGACGACCTGGCACAACATCGTGTGCTTCGGGAAGACGGCTGAGGTGGTGGCGAAGCACAAGAAGAAGGGGGACTGGGTGTCGTGTACTGGGCGGCTGGAGGTCGAGAAGTACACGAACCGGGATGGTGTGGAGAAGACGGCTGTGAGCCTGGTGGCTGATAGCGTCTCGTTCGTGGGGAACAAGGTGCAGGGGTACGAGCCGGATGACAGCTATGGGACTCGCGAGGGTGAGGACGAGATCCCGTTCTGATGGCGAAGCACAGGGCGAGCTGGGGGTCAACGAAGGCTGACCGGGAGGCTGCTGGTGGCTTCGGGTATGGGCTTCCAGCTCGAGGTGTGACGAGCTGTCTGTCCTGTGGGCACTGGGTCGAGAAGGCGTGCCGGAAGGCCCAGGTGCCTGCAGTGATGAGGTGGAGGAGGGGTCGTGTCACGGACTCTGAGGGTGTCGTCTGGCACTTCGGGGATGGTGACGGGACTCCTGACAAGCTGTGTCCGAGGAGGGAGGACAGATGAGTGACTCGAAGCTGACTGTTCAGGGTGTGCCAGGTCGATGGACGGCTGCTGAGCTGAAGGCTGCTGAGCTGTTGAGGCTCGGCGCCACGGAGCAGAGCGTGGCTGTGGAGCTGGGGTGCCACATCAAGCAGGTCCAGAGTCTGAGAAAGCGTAAGCATTTCAACGACTTGCTGGACTTGAGGACGGGGGCAGCGCAGACGTATGCAGATCGCTGGGAGCAGATCCGTCAGAGGCAGCTCGACATGGCGGGGTCTGCCCTCGACACGATCGAGGAGGCCATTGATGACCGGGACGAGCAGGGCAACGTGACCCAGACCGCACTGCGGGCAGCCGAGGGACTCATCAAGAGTCTGGAGAAGGGTGTCGCGAAGGAGAGCGGTGGTGGGTCGAAGGAGCTTCAGTCGTTCATGAAGCGTCTCGAGGACATCGCCGTGAAGGAGGCGGAGGCCTCAGCACCGAGGGTCATCGACATCGACAAGGCGCAGATGTCGTCTCTGGGGGGTGAGGGATGAGCAGGACCGCAGAGGAATGGGGCCGCATCGCCGTCAGCCTGCCGGGGTGGCGGTGGTGGTGGGAACACGACAAGCGCCGTCCCTACGGTTTGCCGGGGTACTGCCGCCGACTCGGACGCGGCCCGTGGGTGTGGGTGCCAGACGTGTCCGAGTGCTCAATGGTGGATGACGTCGTGCCCGACCCCGACGACCCCGCGACCGAGGGCTGTTTGATCCGGCTGCTGGGCAACGCTCGACTTGCGCGTCAGGCGCTCAAGGCTGCTGGTCACTACAACGAAGCACATCGGCTCCACATCGCCTTCATGCTTGGCAAGGGTATCGGCCCTGCATGCATCGGTGCTGCTGAGGCTCTTGGTCAGTGGCTGGGAGGTGGTCATGCGTCGAACGTGTGACTCCTGCCTGTGCAGGTACATGAGTGAGTGTGCCCACGACGCCCTGGTCGGCACGGGTGCTGAGCCCATCGAGGGTGCTCCCCAGACGAGGGAGGGTGAGGAGATCTTGGTGTGGCTCGGCGCGAACCTGTACGACAGGGGAGGTGAGCCAGCCGTTCGGGATGGTGCTGGTCCGTGTCCTGGCTGGAGGCGGCGTTGACTCCTCTCGAGCAGTTCCGCCAGTTGCCTCAGGACACGCGGATGCGTGCGTTTCGGATCGTGGACTACGACACGAAGCAGTGGGTCTGGTACGAGCCTCGTGCTGCCCAGCTCGTTCTTCGCGAGGCGATGAGGACCCACAACCGCATCATCGTCCCCAAGGCTCGGCGCCTGGGTGCGAGCACTGAGGTGGAGGCCTTCCTCTTCGATGCTCTGTTGATGGCAGACAACCCGCTTCCTCTGGCCTCGATGGCTCATGTGGACCGTGCTGCTAGGAACATCGGCGGCATGCTGCGGGGGATGTACGAGGGGCTGCCAGCCGAGGTCCGTCCACAGTCCGCAAAGATGAACGAGTACGAGCTTGTTCTCAAGGAGAGCGGCGCCAAGCAGACCGTCTACATGGCAGGTGGTCGAGGCGGTACCCGGTCGTTCGCAGCGGGGATGGCCCACCTGTCCGAGTTCGACTTCTACCCGGACCAGGCCGAGACGCTGGCCGAGGTGGACGCGACGGTGGGTGATGGGCTGCTCATCGTGGAGAGCACGGTGAACCAGCCGGGGTCGAAGTTCCACGACCTCGTCAAGGGCGCCCCCGAGAACGGGTGGCATGTGTGCTTCCTGCCGTGGACCCTGCACCCCGCCTACGCCGACAAGGTGACCCGGGACTTTGCCCCGACGGCTGCCGAGCTGGTGCTGATGGAGGACCACGGGCTGACGCTGCCCCAGGTGGCGTGGCGTCGTCGGCAGATGGCGACACTGGGGAAGGCGAAGTTCCGTCGCGAGTACCCGCTGACCGTCGAGGAGGCGTTCGCGACTCAGTCGAAGCGGTTCTTCACGGTGGACTGCATGGAGCATGTGGAGGTCAAGGAGGTCCGCGCCACGGACCACGACCGTCTTCGTGTGCTCGAGGACTGGGAGGACGGCTCGGACTACGCCATTGGCGTCGATGTCTCGGCCGGCGTGGGTTCCGACTCCTCTGTCATCACGGTGGTGGATGCGAGCACGCGGTCCCTGGCGGCGCAGTGGGCCTGCAGCAAGACGACACCCAGCCGCCTGGCAGAGCACATCCTGAGGCTGGGCCGTGCGTATGAATGGCCTGTGCTGGTGATCGAGTCGAACGTGTACGGGCGCCGGGTCATCGAGGACGTGACGAGGCATGGGTATCCGCGCCGCCGTCTGTGGACGGACAGGGATGGAAAGCCATGGCGCACGCATGGTGGGAACCGTGCTGGTCTGTTCGAGCTTGTTCGCTCGACGATGGAGGAGGGGTTCCTGGGTGAGTTCACCAAGGAGTTGTACGAGCAGGTCGTGTCCATCGGGTGGAATGCGAAGAAGAACAGGCCCGACCATCCTCAAGGGAAGCACGATGACATGGTCATCAGCCTGGCATTGGCGCTGGTTGCAGCGCAGGAGATGCCGCTGCGTCTTCCTGAGGAGCGTAGTAGGGTGACGATGGAAGACCTCATCCGGAAGAACCGGGTACGGGAAGCGAAGAGGGCGCATCCGTTCACAGTTCGTGGTGAACGCAGGAGGCCGATGTGAAGCCAGCCGATGTCCAGATGAAGTTGCAGGAGCACGACCGGTACTGGGAGCACATGCGTCCAGAGCAGGAGGCTCTCAAGAACATCTACGAGACGCGCTTCTACGATGTGCCTGAGCGGGACAACGACCAGATCGAGGTCCAGACCTCGGATGCGTTCGGGTACATCGAGAGCATCATCGGCCAGCTCTACGCGAAGAACCCGGCGTGCGTGGTTCGCAAGGGGATGCGGGCTCTGGGTGACGCCGAGGTGGCTCAGGCTGTGGCGAACGGGTTCCTGTCGGACGAGTGCCGGGAAGCCATCGAGCACGGGACGCGCCTGGCGCTCATCCACCCCATGAGCTTCATCAAGCTTGTGCCCCGCGAGACGGACGACCCGTACCGCAAGGTCCTGCCTGTGGCGGTGCCTCCGTGGGAGGTCATCGTGGACGAGGATGCGCCGGCGTGGGACGAGTGCCGGTACATCGGGCATGCGTACTGGGAGCCCCTGAACAGTGCGAAGGCGAAGTTCGGGTCTGGCCGGAAGTGGCTGGCCCGTCGTCGGGAGCCGTACTTCAAGCAGGACCGGTACACCCAGGACGAGGTCGAGGCGATGCCTGCGGCCATGGCGACGAAGTACGACGAGTACGTCCGGATGGTGGAGTGGTACGACTTCGAGGACGGGAAGCTGTACTTCTGGACGCCGGATGTCGAGGGTGAGCTTCGCTGGCTGGCCCAGGAGGAGATCCCGGTTCGGAACTGGGATGGTCGGTTCCTGAGCACGCTTGTCCCGCTGTACTTCTCGTCGCTGCCTCACCGCCCGATGGAGGGGTACTCGGCGCTGCGCCGCATCTACGACCAGTTGTACGAGAAGAACATCGTGCGGTCGTTCCAGGCGTCGGCTGTCCGCAAGGTGGCTCGGCAGTACCTTGTTCGTGCTGGTGCCCTCGATGAGGAGAACCAGGGCTACATGCGGTCGGGTGTGGACGGGTTGTTCATCGAGGTGGACCTCGAGCCTGATGAGAGTCTGGCAGAGCAGATCATGCCCGTGCCCCACACGCCGCTGCCGGCTGAGACGAGCCGGTACGTCAACGAGGTGATGGACGACCAGTACACGTCCACGAATCAGGACCCGTTCAGCCGCGGTCAGGGTCTGGGTGGTCGAGCCTCTGCTGCCGAGGTTGCTGCGCTGGTGAGCTACTCGTCGTCCCAGCTTGGTCATCTGGCTCGGAAGCGGGACGCCACCATCGAGGAGCTGGTCCGGGTGTACC